TCGTAGACCTGACTGAGAGGTAGACTGAGCATATCAGGTCGTTGCCTGAACTTCATCAGTTGCTCGCCTAGCTTCTGAGGATCACGCAAGTCTCGCGTATCACCAATCGTGCAGTTCTCCCCAATTTGGCCCGACTGAAAGTTCTGCGAGGAATGGGAATTCCCACTGGATCGCCTCTCTAGCTGCATTTTCCATACACTCCTTGAGTAGCTCGCCAACCTCCTGCACGTGTGATTCACGGCAGTTCACGACAATGTTGTCGTGTACGGTGATCCTTGGCTGCGCGATAGACCAATCAACTTTGTCGGAAAAATCACAAAGTGCCCACAGAGTAATATTGGCTGCGATGTTCTGAGGTAGGAAATTGATCCCTTCTTTGACGATGTGAAGACGCGCAGACTCGTCGGCGGGTATGACGTAAAAGCGCCGCTTATGACCGAAAGGTGATTGTAGCTCTCCAACTTCCATCACCTGTTTCTCTATAGATTTAGTCCATTCCCACACCTTTGGAAATCTTGCCCACCAGTAGTCGATGTAGTCCTGTGCTTCCTTCTGTGGCATGTGATACATCTGTGCAAAGCTGAAAGCACTCTGCCAATATGCTACTCCGAAGTTGATGTTCTTGGATCTGACATACTGTTCGTAGGTATAGTTCTCGCCGTAGAAGTCAGCAGCGACTTCTTTGTGTAGACTACGATTCGTGTCGAGGTAGATACTTTGTAGACTCTCGTCGGCAGACAGCACAGCAATAGCTCTAAGTTCTGCTTGTGAGAGATCGGCCGAAATGAAAAGTGAGCCAGGGTCGGCCAAAAAACAGCTTCGGATATTGGGGAGTCCTTCCTTAGTTCGCGTGATATTTTGCAGATTAGGATTAGCACTAGACAGCCTCCCTGATTCAGTGCCGTGAATCTTGAAGTCTGTGTAGATCCTCCCATTGGGATACCGCTTTAGAACTAGTCCTTCTAGATAGCGGCTTCGCTGAGTATCGAGAGACTTGAAGTCATCGAGATACTGTACGAACTGATCTACAGCCATACGTCCGTTATCATCCAGCTTAGTGTTATACAACCCCATCAGCATGGCTTCACGAACGTACTTATCTGTTGATCGCTTGCCGAGTCGCTCAATCTTTGGCCGCATCAAATCGTGGGTGACTCCCCAATCGTCGTACAGTAGAGTCTCTAGCTGTTTCGGTGAGTTGGGATTCAACCGTGGTCTACCTGAGATTTGCCTCAGTGTAACCTTCTGTTCCTTTAGCTTGGGATAGACCTCGTACTCTAGTAGGTCACAGGCTCTATCGGCGTCATGAAGGTTACCCTGTAGTTCGACACGGGCAAGAGTCTCTGAGAGTCTAAGGAGTAGAGACTTATACGGTCGTTCCCATACATTGTCATTCTTTGCACGGTTCTCAAGAACTCGAAACAACGCAAGGCTTCCTGCTGTGTCACACCCGTTGTATTCATATAGATCCAGTCGTGATCTAAGATCAGGCAACTGTCCAGTCTTTTTGAAGGCACGAACTGACGCGGATTCATACTTCGGCCAACCTAACTCGTCTTTCAATAGCCATTCAAGTGAGTGACCTCCTGCACCCGATTCAGGATCGCCAGGTCTTTCATCGAGACACCACGACAACAGCATGGTATCTTCATCTACGACAGCATCGACACCGTTGACACGTAGCAGTTTCGCGTCGTACTTACCGTTGTGCCATAGATACTTGCAATCATCACGATGCCAGAGAGTCCACAGTTCTTCCAGACCCTCCTTAGTACCGCAGACCTTCTCACCAAATACAACAGCACGTTCAGGTCTAATCGCGAATCCAGCGCAAACGATCTGGCTATCGTGAGCTAGACCATCATGTTCTCCCACGCCTCTTGTCTCAATATCGGAAGCAATCAAGGTGCCAGATTCAATCATGGCATCCATTTCCTTGATTGCCTCACGAGCTTCGTCCAAGTCGTCGATCACACGTACCCGTGGTAGAACAGCCACAGGTAGAGGATCAAGAGCAAGACGAAAATCACGAAGAATGTTCGGGTAGTTAGCATCGTCCCTCACTACTACAGCAGGGTTGCTCGTAACTATGACCCGCTGTAGTATCGGGAAGCTGCCCACCTGTCGTTCATGGACATAGCCACGATTCTGTGAAATGTTGGTTACACCGAGAATACCGTAGACAGCCTCAGTACCGCAAGCTATGACAGTCTCGGCACTACCGATTTCTTCCTCTAGTCTAGGTTCGCAGCACGATTGAGCAAGCGCGAAGCCCATCTCTTGACCATCAGATTGACAGAGAACCACGTTGGTAGCTAGAACATCATCACGGCTCGTACCGTGAATCTCTAGCAGATGATCTAGTACCTTACCACTAGGCCCACTAAACGATTTACCAGCCAGAGCCTCGTAGTGCCCTGGGCTGCGTGAAACGATTGCAATCTTGGCATCTTTGGGGCCAGTAGTAGCCGCGTATGGTCTGTTGTAGAACGGACATTTCTCACACACCGCTAGCGGATGCTTACGTTTGACTGATTCGCTAACTGCCAACGAACTGCCTCCCGTTTAGGACACCCTTCTGATATGCAAGAGCTATCAGATTGTTGGTATTACGCGCACCGAACATTCGCTTGAGTTCTGTCACATCATGCTTGACAGTCCAATGCGAGTAACCTATCTCGGCTGCGATTTCCTCGCCAGACATACCATCAGCCAATAACAGCAAGACCATATTACGTCGCTGTGTGATGGTCTTTAGACTTCCGCTCGATCTATAAGGTGGCATAGCATATCCTCCACGTGACTATACAGATCGCCAAACGTACCGTCATTCTCGATCAGATAGTCCCAATCGAAATCGATCACTTCACTTACATGCGGATCCCCTGTGCGGCCTTCTTCACCAAGGTACTCTCGATGTACCTTCACAACTAGACCACCCAGCTCACGTATGCGAACTGCCTCATTAGCGAATCTCACGTCAGTCACGACAATCGCGCGCCCCGGATAAAAACCCTGCACAGGGAGTGTTAGATCTACCCAAAAGTCCTGACCGAAAACATCACGATGTGACTCGGTACCGTATCGCTGCAAGAATGTGCGGAACGTCATATCGTGAAATGCTCCAAATCCTGCTTCGATGTTGACGGTACATAGATCATCCAATTTGTATTTATCCACCACAGAGAATGGGATGTCAAAGAGAGCCGCGACACTCTGCTTGAGTGGATCGGCAAAGGCTTTGCGCTCAAACCCGTGTTCCTTCACGAGATAAGCAGCGATAGTATCTTTGCCTGATTGCTTTAGTCCAGATAGTCCGATAATCATTGTCCTGTCTGCATCCCTTTCATGTAAGCCAGTAAGCGTACCCACGTCCTCGTTGTTCCTTTCTGACCAACCCGCGTTGTTCGATTGTTGATATGAGTAGATCCCCATCTCTTGCTTTCAGGTGGAACCGACGGAAGATTTGCCATCTCATCGTCCCTGGATTGTTCTGTATGAACTCCACGATATCCTCAACTCTGCGTTCATCTGGATGCTTGCCAGCGTTGACTACTAGATCGATGGAGTATTTCCCCCACTTCTGGCAATACCATGCAGCGTTGTGAATGTCGTCAACATCGACAATGATGGAAGGTGAGCTGGATGCAAACTGTCCTGGCCTTTGGCGTAGAGCTGCAAAGATGGCACTCATCTTGAGCATCGACATACCCAACCGATTCAGTGTCGGCATAGCCAGATCCGGTATGACACTTGACTCCGCTGCTTCTCTCAATCTGGTATTGAAGTCGTTGAAGGTATCCCATGCCTCCGTTGTCAGTCTAGCCATATAACGGGGACTAGTGAGAGTCTTGTGACCACCAATAGTCTGCGTTACAGGACAAGCGTAGTCTTCATACAGATTGGAGATAGTATTGAGTATTCCATTACGCTTGGTTGTACTGACTTCCCTCGATGGCCCTAGTGGACGCTGCTTCTGACTCTCACCTCTGACAACTATGAAGCGTGGTAGAAAGCCGGAAGTTACAAACTCCTGGTTGATTGAGGAATGAATGCGATTCGGTGTACCACCGCACATGATAAGAAACGAAGGATCTTCGATGCGTATTGTCTCTTTACGCAGACGACGGACGTATGTTCCCTGTGGGTCGTACAACTGAGTCAGTGTTTCTTGGAAGCTAGCCATGTAATCTTTGCGCCTCATAGCCTCAAAGAGTCCCGATACTTCGTCTTTGTGGAAGATGCTAGACTTGTTCGGACGCTCAGAAATACCTTGAAGCAAGCCTTCCGCAGTAGCATCAGCAGCTACGATCATCTCTGGATCAATCTCTCTTAGGAAACTTAGAGCATGACCCATAGCTGTAGACTTGCGCGTAGACGTGGATTCTCCAAGAATCATTGCCCAAATGTTGGGGATGAAACCGTCCTTACCTCCTGCGTCACTATCGATTCTCACCGAAGTTGCGATAATCGCACTCAGCACTACGAGTATGCAGATTTCGTGGAAATCAGGTACGGCGTCAGTAATCTCAGTAGCCCATTCTCTGTAGTCGTCCAAGAATGTTCTGGAAGCTGGTGTATCTACAAGAATCGGTAAGTCTATCAATTCACCAGGATCACCGACAAACTGATAATCTTCGGATGCCTTGAGTACCTCACGCCACAGGTGTTCTATCGGTCTACCATCACGCTCGTACTTGTTGCATGGAGCATCCCGAGCAATGGTAAACACTTCTTCCTGAGACATACCGGCTCTGTAGCATCTGTGCATGAGACTCCATAAATGCTTACTCCAGTCGTCTTCCTCATCGGGTTGATACGTGAACAAGTCGAGGAATCCAGAGTCAAGCTCAGACATATACTTCTCAACGATTCTCTGAGTTTCTGTCTTTGCCTCCGGTACTGGTGGCTCTACTCCATTACTGCTACTCGGTCGCGTATCGGGCAGTTGCTCGAATAGCACCGGCTTGGCAGTAGCCTCCAAAGAACGCTCTAGCTCGATGAAAGCAGGAACCTCATACTTGAAGTTGATGGTCAGAGGAACACGCAATAGCTGCGTAAGATCCCAGCCAGAGATATCTGCACCGTGAGGCGAGAGAGCGTAAGCAATGCGACGTGAGTAGTCCTGTGCCTGTAGTGCAGGCACCTGACTAGTCATACGCCATATAGCCTGCCAACGTCCTGGTGATGATTGAATCACGATAGGCGGAGGAATCTGCGGAGGTTGGATGGTATCGGGATTCACACCATCCAAGTCAGCCCACAACAGATTACCAGGCAGGCAATACTCTTTCTTACGCTCTTGCTTCTCAAGCAAGTTGACGCAGAAATATACGTTATGATTCGGCTCTACCTTGAGAATCCAGTTTTCGGCTTTTAGACTCTCTTTAGGCCACTCAAAGAACTTCTGAATGAATGTGGTCTTGGGAGCACGTGGATCTGTTGATGCAAGACAAACATACCCCTTGGCTGTACCAAAGAGCATTTCAAAGAATCTCAAGCGTATGGCGCTCTTGGCCTCTGCTGTCGTATTACTCATGAATGAGAGTGGTAGGAATCGAACCTACTCACCAATGTATCGGGGGGAATGGCGTTTCGCCCCTACACTGGATTTCCCAACTACACCGGAGGACGAATGAGTGTAGCGCACTCTCTACCAACTACTCTAGATAACTAGAGCAATCCTCCACTGGTAGTAGCGATACTACCAGCAGGCTTTACACCCTTGACAGGATTGTTGAACTCACCCTCGATAACCTCACCATCGCGGGTCTTCTTCGGCTCCTTACCAACGACGACTACACACTCACGGTTGATGTAATCCTCGAAGTCAGGATCGAAGTTCTTGTCACGCACCGTTTCCTCCGAATCACCAAGAGCCATGAAGAAGCGGGCAAGCATGCCCTTCATCTTCGCAGCCTTCCCAGCGTCGTAGTCCTTCGGAGGAATGACATACGTGACCCACAAAGCACGATTGAGAAGCGGTGCTTCGTCGGTAAGCCTGAACTGCACCTTTACCATCGGTGTACCAGCAGGCATCTTACCTGTGCCATCAGTGTTCTTGACGGCATCCATCGTGATCTCATGAATCCTGGCATTGTAACGACCAGGATCAAGAGGCTCAAACCCGGATAGATCAGCGTCGCTCAGGTTTAGCAAACCCGGCATAGCTCTCTCCTTTGTTGGTTAGTTGTTTGGATTTGTGGATTGTTTTCATGTGTTTGCGTCTGTGTTGATTAGCTCCCAGATCATTGGGATCGTGGGATCTACCAGTTCTCCACCAAGCGATCCTGTGCGGTCTTTAGCTTGCACACGTCGCGTGCCTTGGAACTGGATTTTGCGCTGCAACTCTCCCGAGATATTATCGTTGTAGTAATATCCTACGATATCGACAAATCCCGGAAGCTCGTTACGCAGTTTACCCGCGAAGCCTGGTGAATACTTGGTAGGCTGTCCTTCTTCCTGAAACACTGTCACGCCTGATACGAAGATCACATGACAGGGAAGATCACGGAAAGCTCGGACTAGCTTACGGATATGTGAGCGGTTGATTCCCCACTCTCTAGGTGAAGGTACGTCGATATCGACTGTCTCTGGCTTACGATTGAAAGCGTCACGCATGATGTACCGCATGTCAATATCAGCCAGTTCGTCCAGTCTATCGATGACAACCGTTCCATATGGAATCTTACCAGTCTCCCTGTCGATCGAGTTGTAGAGCATTTCGTATATTTCATTGATACCCAGCATTTCTTCTTTGTTGAAGCCTGCCTTGATCTTCTCGATGCTGCGTACTGGTTTCACGTCAAGAGTGGTACGATGGCGCAAAGTAGTAACACCACCATCGATATCCAAGTACAGCACAGGAGCAGTATCAGGATGATCCTGGGCAGTTCCACAAAGATACGTCTTGCCCACACCTGGTTCTCCGTAGATGAGCATGTTGATCCAATCGACTACCTCGGTCGGTGATCTGACCTGTAGCTTTTCAGCTAACTCAGAAGTAGTCGTTTGGGTTATAGCTGCCGTTGCTGCCATTATCCCTCATCAGTTTGAGTCGCCTTAGATCCGCAACCTCAAGAACCATCACATGAATGATGTGCGTATTACAGTACGGAATCCCATCATACTTGAGAGCCGTTGGTGTTCTGCATCCTCTCGCAGCACAGTGTAGTTTGGGATACGGAGGATACGTGTCGTGCCATGTAATAGGCCCATCTTTCGGATATGTCGGATAGTGAGTCTTTCTACGGATCTGTCGCGTGAATTTAGTTTTTACTTGGTCTATCTCTTTTGCTCGTTTGTTTGGTGGCTTGGCTAGAGTTTTGGTTTCTTGTTTCTGTAGCAAGCTTTTGATCTGTTCATTGTCTAGCGGCATTACTCTCCCGTTTATGGCGTGAGTGTGGAACCACCTGAACCCATCGGAGGCCAGATACCAGTACCCTTACAAGATGGGCAAGTATCGCCACCTACTTTGCCAGTACCACAGCATGTACCACACTCATCGTGACCAGTCTGTTCCATTTCCTCTTGCTGCGGTGTCTCGTTATCATCATCACCGTAACTCATGAATCCTCCTAATATCCGACTAGCTCGACTTGCTCCCGTTCGATTCTTGCCTGTGCTTGCCTTGCTTTGAGCAACCGCTCGTGTGTTCTTTTGTTGACACGATCCTCTTGCCGCCTGTGTTCTAGCGCAATGAGGATCTTACGTGCAGTAGCCTGCTGTACCGTACAATTGACACTATGCATGATTCGATAGATTGTGCCTTGTCCAACAAGCGCGTATTCTGCTGCTTTCACTGGACTACCACAACGATCCACTAACTCCTTCACATGTGGTTTGATTTTGGTACAATCAATCGTGGTACGGTGGTACTTCTCGTAAGTCATGTAGGCCACTTCACGTTATGATCGTCCTTGCAACACTGTGTAGTGCAGTAGGGATCATTGGCTACGATAGACAAAATCGGTAGCAGCTTGCCACACACCTTGCAGATCGGTTCACCGGCATCATTCTTCACAAGCTTTACCTGTCCCTTTGCCTTACGTAGTTGTCGTTTATCAGTTGCTCCCAATCTGATCCATCCTCTCGCGCGAGGCAGGGTGCCCTAAACGCGCATCGTAGGCAACTGTAATCGTTGCGTAGATTTGGGTAGATCCGTAAGTTAGGATCTAGCATATCCATCGCTTCTTGATACAGACGGTACGATGCGTTAGCTAGTTGATGGCGATTCCTGCGAACGTGCTTACGGATGAAGAATTGTTCATCAGCAGAGTCTCTTACGTATGAGACATATGCCTGATGTTCGATTGGCAAGTCTTCGATGTTGAGTGGCGGATCCTGTACTTGCATCCATTCCAACAGCATGTCATACGTAGGAGATTCTTTCTGTCTGTCGATTGAAAAGAGTCCACCACGAACCACTGTTGGAGGTTTGGGGAATGTCTTGCGGAGTACATTATACGTAACTTCCTCGATCGGTTGACCGGCGTATGGCAAGTCATAATACTTAGCCTCGATTTCTGCCGCGAGTAGGTAGCTGGTACACTGTTCATCAGTGTCCAACTTCTCAAAGAAATCCTCATCGATCCTACTAGAAGTCTTGTGGTCAATGATGCCAAGCTTGCCATTAGGCTTAGCCCAGATTGCATCCATGCGACCACGATTATGAACCTCTAGCGTCTTACCGTAGTTCGGTGATTGTTCACGAAGGTCTACGGCCTTGAGGACACACTCATTCTCGAAGTCCCATATAGGAACTGAGAAATCATGCTCAGTAACAAGTACCTCGAATCCATCCATGCGAGCCGCGTAATCTCGATACGCGCTCATCATGTGAGTACCTAACTCAAACAACGCATTGAATTCTTCCTCATCAGCATCAGGAAGAATGTCCATTAGACCTCTGACTTCCCAGAGGTCATTGTCGCGTTGGATAGGATTCAAGTCATATACTTTGTCTAACCAGTATGGGATTACGACGCCACCGCGCCACTGGATATCAAAGTAAGTCTTGAATGATTCGACGGGATCATGCTTCAACCCTGGTTGATAATATTGTTCGAGACACCAGTGTATTGCGGTGCCGAACCAGAGGTCGGTATTGATTCCGTTTATATCAGCACGTAAGGAAAGATTCTGACGTGCGGGTGAAGTCCAATCAAAGTAACGTCTACATCTCTTGTAGTTACCACGATCGGAGTTGTGTATGGGAATGACCTCATACCTAGACGGTATCTGAGGTGGCACCCATAAAGCTTTTATATCTCCAGTTGCTCCCGTTTGAGTCTCAGTCATTTGATGACCTTTATGACTCCGCTTCTTCGTCTGTTCTGTCTTGCATGTTCATAGAACATCGATTCAGCTCTAGCAAACTCAAGCTCTGTATGTTTCCTTGGTTTGTCCTGAACCTTGAATGACTCCCTGAAATGATCGGTGTCGCTGAGAGCAGGGGTTTTGCGCCCGCGTGGGATATCACTGATTCCAGACAAAGCTCCCGTTTCATTGATACCTGTCGCTTAGGGGACGACGTGAAGGGGACAGCCTATCACTTGGCTGTCCCCTTGTCAAGTCGGATTGTGCGCTCTTTGCAGGCTTTTTGGTTAGCTCACAAATCGCGGAAACCGCTGGTTACCCTGTTGCGAAGTCTACCGAACCAGTCACCACGTCACCAGCTATTACAGTGACTAGGCCAGTCAGCATAATCTCGGTAGGAGTACCAACGCCTTCATGTGTCTCCATCGTTCTCACGACGACGTTGGAGACACCAGGCGCACCAACGACAAACGTAGCAGACAGTCCATCGTCTGCTGGATTACACGTGAGCACTTCGGGATCACTAATCTCCCACGTCGGAACTTGATCGGGAAGTGTTTCGTGTCCCTCAGCATCGCGGAATGTTACTGATGCCCGTAGCGTTGTCTCTGTGTCCGGTACTGTAATTTCGCCCATTTGCGATTTACCCTCCGTGTTGAAGACGATGACGCCTTGAGTAGTATCCGGCGATATAAGTGGTTCGATGGTGATACTGCCTTGGACTTGGAAGTTGATCTTCCAGCTACTCATTCAGAGTAACACCACCTGTCGTGACTTCCGTGATTCGTTTGCCTATCTCGATGCCTGCCCATACAGCGTGACACAATGACTGTACGATGAATGGTGCATCTTCCAGTATTGCGACAGGCGGTATGAGTGTGTGACTCGTGAGCAGGAAATCAACCAACTCGACTAGATTCTCGTGATTGATTCCAACCTCAGCGCACAGAGCCTTGAATCTATCCTCAGGCTCGGGAATGTTGTCCAAGTACCAACTGTGCCGATCCGTCAGATGATTGACGACTTCATGCAGTTCATCATCGGTTAGCATCTTACGCCACCCATGACAGCACCGCCTCATCATCAAACGTGAGAACTTCACGCTTGACCTCAGGGAAGATGCGCTTGCCGCACAACGGGCAATACGTAGGAAACCTTGGGTTCACCCAACACAACAGGTGACTACAACAAGGTGTCTTGATTACCCGAAACGTGACTCTCTCGTGATAAGTGTTTTTCTCACTCATCCGCGCAACCTTAGTTCTTCCAGAAGATCATCGATTACCACGCCATGCTTGTTGATCCACTTGCGAAACGACAGATCATCAGAGTTCTCGAATGAGATGAGTAGTCGCTTTCTTATGGCTCGCAAGGTTTCAGCGTAGACCTTCGCATCCTCTGGCTCGATAACTATCAGAGTCTTCCTCATCACCCACGTCCTACAGGAACGATCTTCAAGTCCTTACCCATTGTCCTAAAGAGCGCGGTAAGATTGGCAAACATGCAAGCTGCCGCATCCGTGTCATCCTCAAAGCCATGAAGAACCATCCCACCCCGAACTGGATCATCAAGTATGATAATACAGCGTAGTTCATCGGGATCATTCTCAGGATGATTCTCAAGCACTTCGATCATATCGTTGCAGATACGGGTGTGCCTATCGTGAGGCTCATCCGATCTTCTCACGTCACTCACCATCTTCACTCCCGTTTTCTGCGTCATCCGTGTCCTCGGTTTGTGATCCGAAGATTTGCTGGAACCAACCATGCTTCTCTTTCACGGCTCCGAGTACACGATAGTCTACTGTGTTCTCGGCTCTGATGTAGATAAGCTGGACAGCACCAGTCTGACCAGGACGATACACACGACCAATCGCCTGCTTATTCTTAGCAGGACTCCACAACTGATCGAGGAAGATAGCCCTGTGTGCGGAAGCCAAGTTGATTGACTCAGCACCCAAGTCAAGCGTACTGAGGAAGACTTGGTATTCCTTCTTCCACCACGGCCCGTCCTTATTCCATAGAGCGAACCGTTGCTTCTCGTTCATCTCAGACTTCATGTGCAAGACTGAGATGCCCTTCTTATCGAGTCTCGCGTGAAGTAGATCAAGCGGTTCCTTGAATGCTGAGAACACCACCACTTGATCTCTACGCTCGTCATCCCACTCAAGACCTTCGATCACTTCCATCGCTGCATCAAGCTTGGAGCTTGGTTCGATGAGCTTGATCTTGATAACTCGTCTACCAAGATCATCATTCCATTCATCGCCAATCACTTCTGGCGTGGCTGCTGTGATCTGACGTAGACGAGTCAGCATAGCCAGAACGCCTGGACTATGCAGCGGTGTACCCTTGGCGTCCAACGTATACAGATGCTCAAGAGTCTCGATATACATCTTGGTCTGAATAGGACTCAGACCTACGGGAACTACAGTTTCGATCGGTTCTGCGATATCAGGGAAGCACTCGATCATGGTACGCCTTACACCAACCTTGCGTACCAACTCACGAAACTCGTCTTCCACGCGAGGCTTGATACCAACTACCTTACGATAGCCAGACCAGTCATCCTCTTCGCAGAAATACTCACGAAACTTCCAGTAAGAGGTAAACTCTTTCGGCCACACGAAGTTGAGCAGACTCCAAATCTCGGAAGGATTGTTGACGAAGCCAGTACCAGTCATGATGTGACGATACGGTGTCTTCAACTTCTTGAGATTGCGAGTCCATTGAGCATCGTGGTTCTTGATACGATGGGCCTCATCGACGATGACCATATCCCAATGCTTGGTCAT